GGCCTGCTCGGCGGCCTTGGCGATCTCACGCTCGGCCAGTTTAGCGGCCTCAGCCTCAGCGGCCGCGGCCAGTTTCTCAGCCTTGGCCCTCTCGGCCTCAGCCTTGGCCTGCCGCTCGGTCGCACGCTCGGCGGTGCGCTTGGCACGCTCGGCCAGTTTGTCAGCCTTGGTCGGCTCGGTGGTGGTGGTGGTGTTCGTTGCCATTGTGTTCTCCGTTTCTAGGTTGATGGACATGGCACCGGCCACGACGACGGGCACCCCGGAGAGGGGCACGGCGGCGGCGGCGGTCGGTGTCATGGGTTGCACCCTAATCACGCCGAATATGGACCGTCAACCCCGGCCGGGAATCCGTAACACAACCGTAACAATTGACCCCTTATATAGATACGACACACCCCGAACACCGACGGCATCGCCCATCCCTCGGTGCCCGGATCGACCCTCACGACTATTCCCGACCCGACCGGTCAACAATAGACCCCCAAAAGGTGACCGAGCAGGTCAGATATTAGGTCAGCCTAACATGAGTGGAGTGGCCGACCTACCATAGGGGGTGCACGGGGGGGTGGCCCGCCGCAAATTTATTCTAATATAATACCATAGAGCCAGAGCGCATCCTATTTTGGTTTTTGGATACCCGCACCTATCATTCTTTTTAGGGTGGTTTGTGCGCTGTATGATATCATAAATACAAATGCTAGTGTTATGGCTGTCACTGCATAAATTATTCCGGTGATTATATTTTTCAGTTTCACCATTTCGCTTTGTCGGCCCAGTAGGCGGCACTCATTTTGCCTTTGGCGATGTTGGAGGCGTGGCGGGCTTTGAATGATTTGCGGCGAGCCGCATATGATGCGGACTCGCCTTTCTTTTTTGGTGAGCCGGATACGCCTTGTTGTCCGAACCGTATCGTTTTGATACGGTTTCCGTCTTTGGCGACGACAACATGCGACTTGGTGGGGTGGTTGGGGGTGCGCTTGGGTTTATTATAGCCGGATACTCCGGCACGCTTTAGTCGGGGGTCTGGCTTGTTCGGCATTATCGGGCCTTTCGTGCGGCTTTGGATGCTTTCTTAGCGGCAGGTGTGTTTGCCACAAACTGCTTACCGGCTTTAGTGCCACGACGTTTCTTGTCGGAGGTCGCCTTGTATTCTGTGGCACTGAGTTTGGCACGGGCTTTCTTCGGCAGATACCGTTCCCCGGTAGCCTTGGGGCCTTGGGTGGACGGCTTCCCAGATTTCGTGCCCCATTCCTCTTTCGTCCACTTGGACAACGATTTCTGCTTGGCAGTCTTGCCACCCTTGTAGCCGCCGCCCTTAGCCTTGTACTCTTGCGCCAACAGTTGCGCTTTGCGGGCAGACCACTGTCCGGGTTTCCCACCCTTGGAACCGGACATAATCTTTTTCTTCAAACTTTCCCGCATACCGGGATTTGTGTACGGCATTACTTGTGGGATTTGCCCTTCATCCATTTGCCGTTCGGCATCTTGTGATGCCAAACGCCGTTGATTTTCTTCGTCACCGGACCAGACGCTTTCTTGGCACCAGTCTTTCCCGGCTTCTTGTCATACGGCATTGCTGTCTCCGCCTATGGTCTATAGTCTATAGTATAGTATATAGTAATGGTACACTAATGGGTGAACCGTTCTACTCATGGTATTCGTAGAACGGTTCAACTATAGGTAATGGTACACAATAACGACGACGACCGTTCGCACACCCTAGACGAACGGCAAGAAAAATATTTGAACTGGCTCCTAACGCCTAAGGGTGACAGGCTTCCGGCTTCACAAGCGCAATACTGTCGGGAGAACAATGTGGACCCAACGACCGTTAGGCGTTGGGAGAAGAAGGATGTGTTTCGGCGGGAGTGGCAGAAACGTGTAGACGACCTTCAGGGGTCGCCGGAACGCACTCAACAGTTGTTGGATGCGTTATACAACAAAGCGATCGAAGGTGACACTAGGGCGGCTAATTTGTATCTTCAGGCGACGCACCGGTTGACTCCTCCTCCGTCGGCGGAGACAACTGCCGCTAGGTCGATGGCCGAGTTGTCGAACGACGAATTGGATCAGTTGATTTTGGATGCGGCTAAGAAGGAACGTGAGTTGCGTAACTTGAAGGTTGTGTAATGGATTTGGTTGAGTGTATTCAGTGTGGTGAGGATTATCCGTCGGTGGCTTGCCGGTGGCGTTGCCCGTCATGCGGTTACAAGGATTCGTGTTGTGATGGTGAGGCTCAACCGAAGGGTGGGCGTTTCACCGAATCCGGTTTAGAACGCCTCACCCATAGTAGTAGACCGAAACTTTCGGGAGATGATTATGTCGATTTCTAACTATGCTGAGAACAAACTGCTAGACACGATTGGCGGCACATCGTTCTCTGTTGCCACCCCTTACTTGCAGTTGCACACTGGTGATCCCGGTGAGGACGGAACCACAAACGCCGCTGGCGAGACGACCCGTCAAGCCGCCACCTTCGGTGCGGCCTCTGGCGGTTCGATGGTGACCTCAGCGAACGTCACTTGGACGAACGTGTCCACCACGGAAACTGTGACGCATTGGTCGGCATGGGATGCCTCCACTGCTGGTAACTGTCTGTGGACCGGCGCTCTGACTTCCAGCGCTTCGTTGGAAGCGGGGGACACGTTCCAGATCACCAGCCTGACTTTGACGTTGGACTGATATGGCAACGAACTTTCCTGCCAGCCTTGACACGTTGACGAATCCGACCAGTTCGGATTCGCTCAGTTCGCCTAGTCATTCGGCTCAGCATGCGAATGTGAATGATGCTGTTGAAGCGCTCCAAGCCAAGGTTGGTGCGGATTCTTCGGCTGTTACGTCGTCGTTGGATTATAAGGTTGCCCAGTTGGAGGCGATCAGTCACGGCAAGATTTTGCAGGTGGTGACCGCGACGTATTCAACAGCGGAGACCGTATCTACTAACACGTTCACGGCGACAAGCCTGTCGGCCTCAATCACGCCGTCAGATTCTGCAAACAAGATTCTTATTTACGTTGACATCCCCTTTCAGAGTCAACGCCCAACTAGCGGCAACAACTCTGGCATTGGTCAATACGAAATCACCCGTGGCGGATCGCAAATCCTGCAATCCAACTCCCTCGTCATCAACGGTGCGACCGCAACTTACATGACGCTCACCACTCATGTCACGTTGGTGTATTTGGATAGTCCAGCAACGACTAGCGCCACGACCTACGGAATCGGACATCGCCAAGCCACAGGCACACTCACCACGTTTTGTTTGGATAACTACAGCAACCCGACGACCGGCACGCTCGTCCTCATGGAGGTGTCCGCATGACCGATTACATCGCCACCATCGTCGCACTGTACCCCGACGCAGAGTGGACCATTAGCGCAAACGACTACGACACGCTGAACTGGCTGTCAGATACGCCGAAGCCGTCGCAGCAGGAGTTGGATGCGGCATGGCCCGCAGTCCAACAAGCCCAAGCCGACGCTGTGACCGCCAAAGAAGCCGCCCGTCAGTCCGCTATTAGCAAACTTGCCGCATTGGGACTGACTGTTGATGAGATCAGTGCCGCTTTCGGATTGGAGAATAACTGATGGCAACCAGTTTCCCGTCGGGGTTGGATTCGTTTACGAATCCAACTGCTGTTGACACTCTTGATAGTCCGCCGCATGACACCCAGCATGCTGACGCTAATGATGCTATTGAGGCGTTGCAATCCAAGGTCGGTGTTGACGGTTCTGCCGTCACCACCAGTCTGGATTACAAGGTTGCGAACCTAGAGTCTCGTCCCGTTGAAACCAAGACCGCTAGTTATACGTTGGTTGCTGGCGATGTGAATAAGCGGATTGTGATGAATAATGCTGGTGCCACCACGATCACTGTGAATGACGCAGTGTTCGCTGCTGGCGATGTGGTGTGGCTTCACAACATCGGGGCTGGTACTTGCACGGTGACGGCTGGCACGGCGACGGTGAACACGGCAGCGTCGTTGGATCTCGCACAGTGGGAGGGTGGAAGCCTGTACTTTACGTCAGCGTCTTCAGCCATCTTTTTTCGTGGTGGCGGAGCAGGCGTAGGCGCAGCCAACTTCACAGACACCGAGACAGGCACCTATTCGTCCGGTGGGACGAACTACAAATATTTGACGTTCACAGCATCGGGAACGCTGACGGTGGACACGGCTGGTTTGGCTGACATTCTTGTTATTGGTGGCGGCGGTGGTGCCGGGATGCTTGGCGGCGGTGGTGGTGCCGGGGGTCACTTGTACGTTGCGGGTGCTTACCTGCCGGTAGGAACTTTGACTGTGGTAGTTGGGGCTGGCGGTTCGGGTGTTGCGGACTGGTTGATGGGAACGGGTTTTGGTATTGGTCAGGCTGGCATGAGTGGTCATGCCTCCCGAATTGGTGATTACTGGTCGCCGGGTGGTGGCGGTGGCGGCTACGAATCATTCAGAGCCGGATCGGGCTCAGGTTACGGCACGCCGGGCCAGAACGGAGGTTCTGGCGGTGGCGGCGGCGGTGGTCGCAGCGCCGCCGGTATTCCTAACGGTGGAACTGGCACTAGTGGTCTCGGTAACGACGGCGGTGACGGTAAATACAACGCGGGTAATCCCGGTTGTGGCGGTGGCGGCTGTCTCTTATACACATCTGACGCTGCCGACGACTCCTTACGTGT